AGACTGTAACTCGTGCAGCAGGAATCGTGGAAACAATCGACATCACCCGCGACATCGAAACTACCTCTACTACTACCTCGCTTTCTGTCTTCTCGCAGTAACACCAGTTAAAGCAGAAGAACCCAAGGTTCAAAACACCGCTAACCCGATTGCAGCAGCAACGGGTAACGTAACTAACCAGGCTGTGCAGTTCCAGAACAACGGTGCCCCCAGTAGACAGCAGTTTAGCGGCGGTAACTCCTGTAATGGCACGACAATGACCGTATCTCCATTTTACATGGGTAACGACACATTGCCTCAAGGTTACACCCGCAATAATAACTATGGTATGCAGCTCAACTTCAGTGTACCGCTTGACGGTGGCATGATTGAGCAGTGCAAACAGATTGCTAAACGGCACGAAGAAAAACTTCGGTTAGATTATGAGCTTGTACGCGCTCTGAAGTGTACCGAGATTATGAAGGCTGGATTCACATTCCGCCCTGGGTCTCGTGTAGAGGTGCTGTGTCACGACATTGTACCTATTGTATCTTTGACAAATGAAGAAAAAGGCTACTGAGGATCAGTTTAACGAGCTTCACAACCTTGTTACCTCTGAGTTCTTAGCACGAATTAAATCTGGTGAAGCCACCACGCAAGACCTTAAGGCGGCGTGTGACTGGCTAGCCAAAAACGACATCAGCGGTGTTGCATATGAGGGCAACCCGTTGGATAAACTAGCGACAGTCATGCCAAAAATTGATCCTGAAATGGTACAGAAGAGGTTGTATGGCTCGAAAAACTTCTGATTACTACAAATCAAACCCTGAAGCTGCTGCAAAGCGGCGTAAACAACAAAGAGCGTATAACAAAACGAACAATGGACTCAAGATCCGTACTGCGGCCAATCGCCTTAACCGTAAGCTTGGTACTTATGGTAATGGTGATGGTAAGGATGCATCTCACACTGGTAAAAATACAGGTAAACTTGAGAAACCATCGACTAACAGGCGTAGACCACGGACTGGTAAGAAGTACGCATGACGCCTCTGTTGCCATCCCCTGACCACTACATTTACAACCTCATAACCATGACGAGTCCTGAAGCCAAACGGATGTGGCGTAGAGCCATTAAGGAACACTTCAACTGTCAATGCGTTTATTGTGGAGAACATTATGAATTACATGAACTTACTTTGGATCACGTTGTTCCTCGCTACTTTGGGGGACAAACAATCACGAGAAACTTGGTTCCATCCTGCCGGAAATGTAATCAAGAGAAGGGGACTAGCAACTGGCTATCCTGGATGCGAGCCACGTTTGGTTCCAATCCGGGTAGAGAACAATTGATTTTATCGCACATTAAATAATGGCGAAAGAACGTATGTATTTGGGAGAAGTCCCAAAATCCGTATATGACAAAGAATTAGCTGCGTATTTAAAACGTAGGCAAAAATCAGATGCTAAACGAGTAACTGCACAGTTTGAATATAAAGGTAAAAAATATACCTTTCAAAAAGCAGGTTCTGGTTATCAATTAAAACATTCTGGTGAACGTGTTCAAAAAGAAGCTAAACGCAGGGTAGCAGAAGGTAAACAAACTATTCAATTATCGTCTGCTGAGCAGATGATGGTTGATAATGTTTATGAAGAAGCTTCAAAACGCGGTTTAGCAGTTGATCACGTTTATCCGGTTGCCAGAGGCGGACCTACTAATGCTCCGTGGAATTTAAAATTAATGCAACCGGAAATAAACAGTGCTAAAGGTGCTAAAGTTGGTGGTAACTGGCAATATGAACCTTTAATTCAAGATGGTTCTATTCGGTTAAAACGTAGAGCAGCTATGGCAGCTGCAGCCGGTGGAGCTGTAGCTCCTGCATTTTTAGGTACTGCCGCTAGTGCTGCTGAATTACAAACCAGAAGTCAAATTGCTGAGCAAACACAAAACCCAGTAGATCGGTTACAACAAGGTATTGCAGGCACATCTTTAGCTTTAGATGCTGCTTCTTATGTACCAGTTGCCGCAGTACCCGCCGGTATTGCGTCAGCTGCATTAGATGTGACTAATTTAGCTATTGATACTGGTAGGGAGTTTTTAGATTCTCTTGGTAGCATCCGTTTACTGCGTAAATAGCCTTATAAGCCCTTTCTAACCACCTTTAGATACATCCTATCCTAAATGTCTGTAAAACGCCGTACAGAGGCTCCTAGGGAGCTCTCCGTGCTTGATTCACTACAGCAAGACTTTAAACTTTTTCTACAAGCACTGTGGGGGCAGTTAGATCTGCCCTCACCCACCCGTGCTCAATATGCTATTGCTGATTATCTACAACACGGTCCTAAACGTCTACAGATCCAGGCTTTCCGAGGAGTTGGTAAATCTTGGATTACTGGTGCTTTTGTTCTGTGGACACTGTTTAATAACCCAGAAAAGAAGATCATGATTATTTCGGCATCAAAAGAACGTGCCGACAACATGAGTATCTTCCTTCAAAAGCTGATTATTGAGACACCTTGGTTAACACATCTAAGACCGAAGTCGGATGATGCTCGGTGGTCTCGTATCAGCTTTGATGTTAACTGCAGCCCTCACCAGGCTCCGTCAGTTAAATCCGTGGGGATCACAGGTCAGCTTACTGGTTCACGTGCTGACCTGATGATTCTTGATGACATTGAAGTTCCTGGTAACTCAATGACTGAAATGATGCGGGAAAAGTTGTTGCAGCTTTGCACAGAAGCTGAATCTATCCTTACACCAAAGGATGACAGCCGCATTATGTACCTTGGTACACCACAAACTACCTTTACTATTTACCGTAAGTTAGCTGAACGTAATTATCGACCTTTTGTTTGGCCTGCTAGAGTCCCACGTAAACTAGCTAATTATGAAGGGTTGATTGCTCCTCAACTTCAAGAGGACATAGATAACGGTAAAGAAGCTTGGGGTGTTACTGATCCTGATCGTTTTTCTGATGAAGACCTACTTGAACGTGAAGCAGCTATGGGACGCAGCAACTTTATGCTGCAGTTCATGCTTGACACAAGCCTTAGTGACGCTGAGAAGTTCCCACTTAAGATGGCTGATCTTATCGTCACCAGTGTTAATCCTAAGTCCGCTCCTGATGACATTATCTGGTGCTCAGATCCTAGAAACGTCATCAAAGAATTACCAACTGTCGGACTACCTGGAGATTATTTCTACTCTCCAATGCAAATCCAAGGCGAATGGGGCGATTACTCCGAAAGAATCTGCAGCGTTGACCCGTCGGGTCGTGGCACAGATGAAACAGCTGCAGCTTATATCTCCCAACGCAACGGTTACTTGTACTTGCACGAAATGCGAGCTTACAAAGACGGATACTCCGACACAACACTTCTCAACATTCTAAAAGGATGTAAGAAGTTTGGAGTAACTAAGTTGGTAGTGGAGACTAACTTTGGTGATGGTCTTGTAGCTGAACTCTTTAAAAAACACTTACAACAGACACAACAACTTATAGATGTTGAAGAAGTACGGGCTAACGTTCGGAAAGAAGAACGTATTATTGATGCCCTTGAGCCTATTCTTAATCAGCATAGGCTTGTGGTTGATAAATCAGTCATCGACTGGGATTACAACTCCAACAAAGATGAAGCCCCAGAAAAGCGTTTACTTTACATGCTCTTCTATCAGATGAGCCGGATGTGCCGTGAGAAAGGTGCGGTTAGACACGACGACAGATTAGACGCACTGGCTCAAGGCGTTAAATACTTCACAGATGCCATGAGTATCTCGGCACAAGAGGTAATAAAACAGCGTAAACGGGAAGACTGGAATGATATGTTGGAGTCCTTTTTAGACGACCCACAATCTGCTACAAACCACCTAGCTTTAGGGTTTAATTTAGACCAAAGAAGGAAAGCAAGAGGTAATTCAAAAAGCCAGTCACCGACTTGGATTTGACCAACCCGTCACTTATACAGGAGGAAGGGTGGACCTCCTGTGTTGAGGGAGACTAAAAATCTCCCTCTTCTTTTTTTCCCCACTGACAGAAACAAGACGACCAATTCAACTGGTTATTTTTTCTGGTTTTTAATTCCTCCCCCTCCGACAGAATCGGAGACGCTTTTACTACTGTATGTCCAACATCCTTCACCACCAAGTACAGCTGGTACATTACACCGATAAAGGTGATAACTTAGTAGCCTATATGGCACGAGTATCTAATCCAGATAATCAGAACAACACTAAGACAAGTGCTCGTCTGATTAAGTACCTTATTGAACACCAACATTGGTCACCGTTTGAAATGGTGAACATGTGTTTAGAAATTAAAACTACACGCAGTATAGCAGCACAGATCCTTCGACACCGTTCCTTTAGCTTTCAAGAGTTTAGCCAGCGTTACGCTGATGCTACACAGCTTGGTACTGGCGTTATACCGGAACTTAGACTGCAAGACACCAAGAACCGACAGAATAGTATTGAAGTAGAAGATGAAGACATATTCCTTCAACAAGAGATTAAACAACTGTACAAGCATTCAGAGCTTGTGTATAAAAAGTTGTTAGAAGCAGGAATAGCTAAAGAATGTGCAAGAGATGTTCTTCCACTTTCTCAACCTACCCGTATGTACATGAACGGTACTCTTCGGTCTTGGATTCATTACTGTCAGCTTCGGTGTGCAAACGGTACACAAAAAGAACACAAACTTATTGCTGATCAAGCTAAAAACTTTATTGGTTTGTGTTATCCGCAAATCTATGCAGCAGTATGGGCAAAAGATTAACTCTGTTAGAGTTTAAAGAACTTTATAGACGGTTACATACCGGGGTGGTCGCTATTGATCACCTCCTTTTAGCCGTTCTTTACTACTTAGAGCAGCAGTTCCTTAATTTACGTGTTGAAACCTCCGTAAACCACGCATTACACAGCTTTGAACGGCGTGAGGCTGGCGAAGACTGGCGTGATGATGTGGTCTATAGCCAGCAAGGTGACGATTTCTTTGATGAACTGCGCTTAACCTCGTCAAAATTTGACAAAAATCTCTGAAGCCTTATATCGACTACGCCGGGTCGCAGTTACCCCCGTGGGGGTGCCCGCGCTAGGCGGCTGAGCGCCAGTGCCTGCCCGTGTACGCCAGTGCTCGCCCGTTGTAACCCGCGCAACGCAGGCGCATGACCGCGCACAACCGGCTGGGGCTGGCTCGACACCGGCTGAGACCGCTTGCCCTGCCTCGATTTCACGCGATCTGTTGCGACTTATAAGCAACGGTTATAGCCAGTGATAAGCAGCCCTAATAACCACTGCGCTGCAACGGTTTTGAGCCAGCATTGAGCCAGTGTTGTGCCACTTCCACCGGCTGTCCACCACCGATGGGGCTGGTTGGGCTGTATGATGGCTACACAGCAGCTGGCTGGACGGTTACGCATACTCGACTCTCCCTG